GAGCCAATGCCGCCAGTCGACCCTCGACTTCTGCGATGCTCATGATTCGGTCTCTAAAGAACTCGTCTTGTAGTTCTTTGACACGGTTTTTAATTTCAACTTTTTTCAACAGTCGTGAACCAATAGAATAAGCAGTTAACTCACTATATCCGGCTCGGATAGCGGCCTGAGTCGCATTTAAATCCACCAGATACTCGATACAGAATTTTTCTTGTCTCTTATTCAACATGTAACCGCTATCGTCACCTCCTTGGGGTGCCGTATTTGGAACGATTCATAACATGCTTGGCTGCAACGAAACATTTACACGTGCCGGTTCCGCCGATATGTATTTTGTTAGCAGAGCAAAATCCTTTAGAGTTGTTCAGGCAAGAACGTCGGCAGCACTGAATTTCCGTTTTACACGTCATAAAGCCTCCAAATACAGGCACTTTTATATCTATGCTATTTATCACCGAAACTGCACTTCAACTTGATAAATAGGAATAGAACACGACATATTGCGTGTTGTTTTTCTTTTGTAAAGAAAAAACAACAACATATAGTTTTTTCTCATTAATTATCGTCAACTATAAAATTTTATAGCACTTTACAATTTTTTAATTTAAATATATATTTAGGGTGTATTTAGTGTTCAACGGCAGCCAACTTAACTGCGCAAATGAGTTGGAAACGACAGAGAAATTAGTATCGCTCTTGTCTGGTTTGCTGTTCTGGAAATAACCCCACGTCATAACGGCGTGGGGTTATTTCTTTATTATGCAACCATGCGCACCCTATTAAATATTTATGTTATACTTCAATTGTGTGAGCTCACACCTCATTCTGTTCAGAAAGTGAGGTGATTGCCGTGAAGAACACTAAATACAATGGCGGTGTGATTTTCCGAGCATGGAAAACGCATCCCAAGACGGGAGAGAAAATGTACGCTCGCGATTATGGCAAACGTGCATGGCCTATCCCGATTTCTGATTTGGACGCAAAACGTTCATCCAGAAACGCGGCACACACGACCGAGCAATAAGCATGCGCACGCTTATTGCTCAAAAAGCTCTACTTCGGTAGAGCTTTTTCTTTTTACGGCAAAAGCGACGCCCTAATGGACGCCGCCTCGGCTGTAAATAAAACTACTTAGAATGATTGTGCGTACGGTATTTCCCGTACTTTTTACTTCTACATCATATCATGTCAATATACTGACATTTAATGCCATCTTCTGAGAAAACTCCTCTAGTGCCGCACGATGAATTCGGAAGGTATGTCGCCAAGTGATATTCATCTCAACAGCAATTTGTTCCCACCGTTTATTCTGAATGTACCGCTTAGTTAACACTTCTTGCTGAGTGGCACTTTCAAGCTTTGATATAAGGGCCTTCGCTTGTTCACGCATTTCTATCAGCTCATCCCACTCACGATTAGTATCACGAATAAGTTCGTCCAGGCGGGCAATCTTGTCGGACACGTCAATGGGACTACCACCGGTGATTTTATCTTTAGCGTAATCGAGGGCTTGAAGGCTACATATATCATGCTGAAGCTGAGCGATCCGTTCTTCTTTCATTCGTAGCCGTATCTCTAGACTGCGAATGTATTCAAGATATTCTTTTGCATTCATGCCGTACCTCCTACTCTTCGAGATAACTATATGCTCTGTCGAGGTCTCGGAAGGCTGCATCAATGGCACTAAGCGCTCTGTCTTTGCAATCCATGTCCATTTCACTATCTCTGTAAACAGCCTCACGAACTCGTGCTAAATCTGCAGATATATTAGCCAGTAACACGGCAGCGTCTTCCGGGTCAACTTGTCCGTTAATGGGGTTTCTTGCGATATTAGTCATTATGATTCTCCTTTCAGTGTCGTTTGTTGTAGTTCCTTCTGCGGTAAGATATTGCCGCAGTCAACTAAGGCTTTCATTTTCTTTAGCAACTTAACCAGGGATTCTCCGTAATCAGCCAGCGGCTCCTTGATTTGGTTGTACTCTTCCTGGCTTTTAAATCCGTCCTTACCAATAACAGGCCGAATAACATACCCAAATCGGTCATCGGGGATAAGCATACAACCACGACCACGAAGAAAGCAAAGCACATCGGCAAGTTCAGAGTTAATGAAGGCGGCATGTAGGAATAGCCATACCCACAGATTGCTGTCTTCGGGGTGCTTCTTTTCGTAATCGTCATGGTATTCTTCAATCGGCCAGTTCTTCGGGTTGCGAGCCTCTTCTACTTTACGGACAAGGCGTTCGACGAGGCTTTTAATTTCAGGATCCCGCCGAAGTAAATCAAACTGGGGGTGTTCCATTTCATTTAGAATCTCCTTGAAGGCACTTCTGGCTCGTTTTACGACCTCTTGATTAGCCATTGGTAAGTTCCTCTATCTCAATATAAAGTCCGGGCTTATCAAGGTAAAATTTTTGAATTTCTTCACAAGCGACAAGAGCATCGTCTGTCCAAAAGCCCAAATCCGTCATCACATCTTTTAAGAGCTTCACCAAATTGTCCGTATCGGGCTTTGTTGTTTTCCAGCTCTTTACAGGATGAGCGGTAGTCGCTAAATATATCCACGTCGTCGAAAGCCTTACAGGACCCGCAAACGGAGCGTTAGGAGCGTAAGGGGCAAGGGCTGCCATAAACTTCTGGCGGGCGTCTTTTACGTTCTGAGGCTCGCACACGCCAGGGGT